AGTCGCAGATATATAAAGACATGGGCGGTATGGATTTCCAGATTCAGTCGGGAAACCCAATCCTCAATTTCATCCAGGGCGATCCTTCATCAAACGTGATGTATGGTGACTTCGTACCAAACGAGTCTGATGGAGGGTCGGCAAGAATGTATGCATACGGAGTTGAAAGTGAAAGCACCGAAGGCGACATGCTTCCTCCGGTACCTACCGTATCATCCGAATTCTCACCCGTCATTGGAGTCGATATTAAAGGCAGTCCAATAATGCCCGACTCTGGTCAGTACATACCAACCCTGACGTCTCCTATGACTCCCTTCTTGGGAGATCAACCTGGAATTAGTGCTTCAGAATCACCGGCGTCAGAGACTTTCCCAGCAGCAGCCCAATGAAAAACGCAGCAAATACAAGAATTATAGTCTCTTTTGAAATTTTATCAAGCATATCAACTGACTGATTCTGAGGATAGAAAACACGGGGGCCCTGATCATAGTACGAGCGTGCGTCGTGCTGTGGGTGCTCCTCGGCCTCGACCTCGTCCACGAGCTGGTGTTGCTGCGGGTCGCCGTTCGCCTCGGTCACTGGAAACATCGGTCTCACCGGACTCGGATCGAACATCCGATCCATTACTCTCAGAGTCACTACTGCTTTTATCTTCGACTATGAACCCAGCGAGGTTCCCCTCCTCATCGGCATCACTCTCACTTGAGATATCCTCCGTGTCATAGGATAACTCAGATGAAACGCTGCCAGACTCTTCCGTGTCGTAGTCGTCATCGGCATAGTCATCCTCGCACACCTCCTGTGGTGTGTAACGCTCAGGCGCCTTGACGGCACGACCTGAACGCGTACGTGTCACCGGCTTATTGTCCGTGGCTTCTGGGGTCTGGGAAGTGTCCGTTGATGGCTGCTCCTGACCGACTGACATCAGTCTCTGTATCATCAGGGGCTAAATCGTTTAAGTACTTTGGAAAGAAATAAAGACCGTTTTTGTGTGCGAGCTCGAACAAAGTAGTTTCGCCCTCGACTCCCATCTGAACGGCGATGGATTCGAGCGTCTCCTGATGTTCGTGGTCATCTGCGCGCTGGATGAAAAGAGCGAGGTTACGAACATCTTCAATCGCTCGGTAAAGACCCCCAGCTCTTTGATCGAGACTTGCCTGTTGGTTTTCGAACTCCGACAGATGACTTTGAAGCAGATCCCATGTTTGAGGGTCGAGACCCGAGTATGGGTGCACCTCTCTGAGGAACCGATTCTTCTTGCCACCAAAAGTCGGGAATAAGATCACAAATAGACACATAATTAGAATTATCCACAGCAACATTGCTGCGTAATTCCTCTACTATACTCGGAGAAAGAATATGTTCCCGTCCGACAAACTTTTGCTCTTTGCACTCGTCGTCATGACACAACTGACAGATACGCCCCCGTGTAATACCGAACCAGACGTGGTTCGACTTGTGTACACCCTGGATTCTCTCACAGTACTTTGAATCAGTCTGGACGATGATTCGGTCGTTTCCTTTTCTAAGGACACGTCGAATGTTTGCAAGTTGTTGACCCTTGAGATACTTGCGTATGTAACGTTCTAGAGGCGCGCATGTGATTTCAACATTCACAGACTCTTTGGACACTTCATTTGTTCGAAGTGCAAAGAGCTTGAGAATTTCAGCTGAAGGTACAGAGTCAAATACGTTCCCTTCGAGATCACGCCATGGAATGTACGGCTTTGAATCAACGCCTTTTTCACGTTTGTGAGACCAGAGCATTCGAAGACCAGAGCCACCATACACGCTCGCATCAATACGTTGACTCCATTCCGGGTCACCGGGAAGTTCGAGCAGAATACGAGTTCGTAAAGCGAGCGCGTCAGACTTGGTCACAAGAACGTCAGGCCAATGGATGTGCACACCCGTCTTCACTTGACCGTCTACATCACGAGGTTCGGCACGCGCGATGATACAGCGACCCTTTTGGACGACGGAATGCATCAATTCTATGAGATTGATAATGACGTCATCTGGAAGCGCCTCTGGACCTTTGTAATCGAGATCGACGAAAAACCTGAAAACGTCTGTTTTTTGCTCCACCACATATAGTTTCTTACCGAGGCGTACTGTGTGTGTGCATTCTGTGTAAAATTCGTCAAGTTGTTCAAACGGAACTTGAAGAATTCCACCATCCATAAGGACGTGTGTTCCAGGGCCCTTGTCTGTGATCCATTTCTCCATACTACGATATACCACTCATTCTTTTAGTCTGTGTCAGAATCGTGTGTCAAACGACTCCAAAAGTCTTTAATTTTCACAATGACGACGGGCTCCTCTGTCGAAGGAGGCAGAGCCTCATTCTTGTCATCCACGACTGGCTCCTCTGTCGAAGGATGCTCTGCCTCCTTCTCCGGTTCCACCTTCTTCAACTCCTCCTTTTTCATTTCGTAGATGATGTCGACGAGTGACATGGTCTTTGCAATCTCGTCGGCGTCACCGTAACCTCGCGCCTGGACGAGCATCTCGGCAAACATACGCTTTGACTTTGTCATGTTCTGATGAATGTCAATATTTTCACACGTGTATTCTGACGCTAACTCCGGAAATAAAAATTTGTACGTTGGGTCGAGGAAAGAGCTGCGTGAAAATCTGGGTTTGAGATGACGTGTGTCCGTATCATGTCCCATAGGTTTTCACGAGCTGTGATTCCTTCGAGTGTATCAAACTCCACTTTGTCATTTTCGTCGTAGTTTTTACGAAAATACGTTTGCCGATTCTCCATCTTGGATTTCTCCTCGTTGAATCGCCGAACGATGTATGTTTGTTCAATAGACGTCACTGGCAAATCGATTACATAGACGTGGTAAATGCTGGTGACATCATCTTCTATGTCAGCTTCAGAATCACCTGGACCCTTGTACTTTGTTGCAAACTGAAAATATGAGTATGCACCTCGTTTCAGGTTGATCGTGCCTCGAGTCTCCTCTTCGAGTTCACGAACGGCACACCGCAAGGGATTAATCACCTCCCGACGTCGACACCCACCGGTGACAAACGTCCACTCTTGGTATCTGCGATCGTGAACAATAAGCATGTACTGCTTATTATTGATCGTCGTCACTGGAATCGCTATACTTTTGTGCCTCTCCCGACATGGCTGCTCGTGTGGGGAAGTCATTCCCTCCTACTGAGTCGTTCGTAAAAAAATTCATCAGCTTTCCCCCACCTTGTGATGGTTGATATGTAATCAAAAACAAAAGTCCGAGCATGAGGAGCCACTTCCAGATTTGCATCTTTAGTTTTACCAAACTTAATTTACAGGCTGAATGAGCGGAGTCCCTGTTTCCGCCTTGGCTGAAAAGGTGTGTGCAAAAGGATTGTTATTGAGCACCTTGGATGCCAAACCCAAACCAGTGGTGTTTGATGTTGAGCGGAAATCCTTCTGACCCTTGAACACATTCAGACGGTCGTACTGGTTAGGAAGGTAACGAGACCCACGGCTTGCGTCGGCTGGGCGAACCGGGAGCGCACCCGCCTCGAGACGCGTGTTTGTGTTGGCACCCACGGCACCCACAGGGTCGGCGCGTACGTTCATGCGCTGACCGTTGCCTGGACGATCGGGGTTGATACGATTCTTCGACCAGCGTATCGGGTCATCGTATGCGGAACCGTACGCTTCGTACACCATGTACTGTCCTGCACCCATTTCGAGACCATCCTTGCGAAGCCCCGTCTCTTGACGATTCGTCGTCCGACGCGTCTTTTGGAAATCCGGGCGACCTTCTGGTGCCGTGATGGCACCACCCTGACCCTGACCGCGCGTCTGCATAGGCTGATAGTTCGCAGTCGTCTTGGACAACTTGGCCGGGTGTGAAATGGCACCAAGCGTCGTCCCACCATTCTTGATGACGGGGTTGGCTGGACCGCCCCATGTACCCGAAAGAGTCGTCAGACGCTCCTCGTTCATGTTGTTGGGCAGAATGCGGAAAAACTGCTGGAAACCACCGGATGCTGGTGTGTCCGGTGACAGACCGAGACCGCGTCCGACGTACTTCTTATCTGCAGGTGTTACATTATTCATTTTGTTCGTGACGGGCTCACGACTTCCATCTGTCTGATACACGGGCTGACCGAATGGGAAACGAGATCCATTTGGTGTAACGTCCGCGAAGCTCGGTGCAATCTCCTTTGGCGGAAGACGGAACCCTCCTGAAAACCCACGGCCCGTGTTTGGTTCGAGATTCAGCGGATCAAGGGGTGGGTCCTGCTGAGCAAACTTGTACTGAATAAGGTCAAACTTTGAAACCTGGTCTGGCATCGAAGGCATTACAGCCTGCTCCTCCTTGACGTCGCTGAGTTTCTTTCCGGCAAAAACCAGACCGACAACGGCGGCAAGACTGAAGGGGTCCATCTATTAGTTAGTTGCTATTTTTTATCCACAAGACGTCTACTTGTCTGTAGGGTAGCGCTTCGCATAGGAAGCCGACTGGTACATTGCGTACGTGCTCGTCGGGTCCCATGTCATGAACTTGTTTACTGGCTTGTCAATGTACAGTTCTGGGAAGTCATAGGGCTTGTCGGCGTAGTACTTGTTGTTACGGCTCGTCATCTGGGACCGCAGAGCGTCATCCGTCATCACCATAACCTCGTAGTTTGTGTTTTTGGGACCAAAGTACATTCCTTCCTCAACCATGAGGAGTCCGGGCTGAAGCACGCTGCTCGGCATATTAATTGTATGTGATATTTTTTTCAAATGTATCTTAATGAGCGGTGGACTCTTACAGCTCGTCGCGACCGGTGAGCAGGATATATGGCTTACTGGTAAACCAGAAGTTTCATTTTTTCGATCAGGATACAAGAGATATACACACTTTTCAAACTCAGTTGAGCGACAGTTGATTCAGGGAAACCCAGCTCCTGGTGGAATGTCGACAATTCGGATTGAAAAAAAAGGGGACCTGCTGTCTTACACGTACATGACAGCCACGGACCCAAGCGGTGCCCTGGTGCCAAACATAGACTGGAGTTCCAATGTCATTGACAAGGTTGAGCTGCTCATCGGCGGACAGGTTGTCGATACACATGATTCGTTTTTTTCAACTCGCATCGAACCAGTCACTGGTGCCATGAACATGAACCAACGTCTTTTATCAAGGCAGTCCGGTGTCCAGCCTGGGTTCAACGCAAACTCATTTTATCCATTTAAATTTTTCTTTTGCAAAGACTGGCAATCTGCTTTACCGATAGTATCGCTTCAGTACCACGACATTGAATTTCGAATCACATGGTCGTCCAACCTGGGTAGGACATGCGGTGTAAATCTTATTCCAAACAGCGGCACAACCACGTATTCTGAACTTCAGTACATCGTATGGTCCAACTTTATCTATCTGGACCAGGCTGAAAGAGAGTACTTTGCTACAAAACCCCAGCACGACATTTTGATTACTCAGGTGCAACGTCAGAGCGTACAGAGCAAATCCGTCATGGAACTCACATTCACGCATCCAGTGAAATACCTGGCATTCCAATCAAACAATTACGCAACTGTATATTCTTCGAGTCCTACAAACGCTCTTACTCTACAACTGAAAACTCAGGTGAATGGTGTTGACATAGGTGAGTTCCGTCCCATATCTCAGTGGGTGGATGCGACGCAGTACTATCATACACCGTACGGATATGTTCCGACGACATTTACTGCAAACGTGGCAGTCATTCCATTCTGTCTCGACACCGCGAAACTACAGCCGACTGGTACTCTCAACTTTTCGCGCGTAGACACATATCGTCTTGTGACTCCACCAACCATAACACTACAGACGATCACGAGTTCGAGTGACCCACTGGCAACGACCAACCCATACATATACGCTGTGAATTACAACATACTGCGCATCAGTGACGGAATGGGTCAAGTTTTATACACCTCTTGATTTACCACGGATTAAACTTGTACAAGAATCCAGACTGTGTACCCGTTAGAGACAAAGGGTTTAGGATTGTATTTCCGGTCTGATTATACAGCCTCATGTTTGTTCCGATAAAATTTCCTGGGAAATACACACCATTTTCATCAACACCGAAACGAGTCATGTTCGAAGAAACTGTACTTGCCCCCTGGACGATCCATTGAACAACTCCAGATGTCGTATACGCTGCTGTATATACGTCACGTGTTGTTCCCTTGCGCGTGAGCCTATACGGGTATTGAGTTCCGTCCGCATTGTAGAATGTGACTGGAGAAGTTGAGGAGAAATTGCCATTGACATAGATCGTTCCGTTATATAATGTGACTGAATTGATTCGGTCAGCATTTTCTATTTTGGCAGCCCATTTTGGAATTCCATTCGAACCATAACACGCAATCAGTCCGTACGTCGTTGTATCTGTAACGCTTATACTTGTTTGTACATTATTCAAATCGTACAAATATATCGTACCAATACCAGATCCTACAAAGTAAACACCTGATGAATCAGCAGCTGCGCTACGAATAAAGCCTTCCAAGCCTCCTGTGGAAGGGGATGCAATACGGGCGCGCCACACAAACATCCCGGTCATCAGATTATAAGCCCCTATAATCGAGTTTCGCGTCCCGGTCGTCACGATCGTCCCACCGATCGTATCATTCGAATTATAATAGGTGGTTGTTGTGTTTATAACACCCCCACTTATATATACGTTCGTCGCATCGAACGCCAAAGCATAAGTTTCACTTACATTGGCCCCATATTGTTGAATCGAACGCCATATGAGAACTCCGCTCTTGGTATATTTTGCGACATATGAACCAGTCGAAGGTGTAGTAGAAGCTAGTGATCCGTCCGAATTGTAGAATTCGATAACACCACCACCTGTTCTTCCTGCAACATACACATCGGTTGAATCAATTTGAACAGTCCATACTGTGATTAGATTCGTATTAGGGGAC